ATTACGTTTTTGACCCTTTTAGGGCCGAAAGAGTATGTAAATTTGCCCAACTTTTGCCTCATGTGAAGGGTAAATGGGCTCGTTTAAATGCGAAAACGAAGCAGCCGCAGCGTTTAGTGTTGGAGCCGTGGCAAGCTTTCGTGATCATGTCGATATTTGGTTGGGTTCACAGAGATACTAGTTTTCGCCGGTTTAACCGGGTAAGCTTGTACCTACCCCGCAAAAACGGCAAAAGCTTCTTTTCCTGCGTCATTGGCTGGTGGATGTTCGTGAAGGATGAGGAGCCGGGCGCGGAGATCTACTGTGGAGCGACTACGGAAGCTCAAGCGTGGGAGGTATTCCGCCCCGCGAAACGGATGACGGAGATAGAGACCCAGCTCAAGGACGCTTTTGACGTCAAGGTGTTTGGCAAAGCGATGAAGCGGATCACGGACGGAAGTCGGTTTGAGCCGGTGATTGGCAAGCCGGGCGACGGTGCTTCTCCCCATTGCGCCATTGTCGATGAATACCACGAGCATCCCGACAGCACCCTTTACGACACTATGAAGACCGGCATGGGGGCTAGAGAGCAGCCTATCCTGCTAATCATCTCTACAGCAGGCGACAACTTGGCTGGCCCTTGCAAGGAGGATTGGGTGGAATCCGAGAAGCTCTTAGAAGGGGTTTTTGAGGACGAGCGGAAATTCACCATGATTTGGTCTATCGACCCCGAAACTAACTGGGCAACGGAGGAAGCCTTGAAAATGGCAAACCCGAACTGGGGAGTAAGTATTAACCCCGACATGATCTTGCCGGATTTGGCTAACGCCGTTCGCGATCCGGCAAAACAGGCGGTATTTAAGACCAAGCATCTAAATATGTGGGTAGCATCTAAGAGGGGATGGGCCAACATGGAGAAGTGGAAAGCTTGCGCAGACCCCTCATTGAAAGTGGAAGATTTTAAGGGGCAAGAATGCTTTATTGGAATCGACGCTGCTGCTAAGGTCGATATTTTCAGCATGGCTCAGCTTTTCGAGAAGGATGGCGAAGTTTACGTCTTTACTAAGCACTTTATGCCCGAGGAGACGGTTAACCGGCCCGAAAATAAGCATTTGCAGGCTTGGGTGGCGCAAGGTCACTTGATCGCTACCGATGGCGCTAGGACTGACCAAACCAAAGTTGAGGATCAGCTACGGGAGTGGTCTGAGGATTTTAATATATCCGAAGTAGCTTACGATCCCAAGGAAATCAGCTACTTGATGGAGCACCAAGTAGCCTTGTGGGCGGGATTTCCGCTAGTGGAAATTACGCAAAGTCCAGCTTTGATCAGTCAGCCTATGAAAGAGTTGGAAGCCCTTATCGAAACTCGCAAGATACATTTTGACGGGGATCCAGTTTTAACTTGGATGGTGAGCAACGTAATCAAGAAGGAGGCAAGAGGAGGCGGTCCCACCAAGTATTACTACCCAGCTAAGAACAAACCCGAGCAGAAGATCGATGGCGTTTTAGCCGTACTTATGGCTTTGAGTAGACAAATGGTCAAAGAGAAGAACTTCGCCGAGGTACTTTTCCTATAAAAGTTTGTGGTTGATTCATTAGCCAAAATTAAATAACATATGCGTTAATGGGGCTTCCTGTGCCAAGATTTGATAGAAGGTGCCAAATTTCGAGATTGGTCGTAACACGAGACTCGGATGGCGGTCCCGTGAACACGTTTTCCACATACCGAACCGTTTGGTGCCGCCGTGTTGATCGCTCCGGTCGCGAGTTTCGGGCTTCTGGCGCTTTACACTCTGAGACTACAGCTCTTTTCTACATCCGGTATTATGACGACATCGGCGCGGAGGATCGCATTGTTTGTGAAGGCCGGACTTACGAGATAATTTCGCCGCCAATGGAGGTGGGACGCAGGCAAGGATTGATGATACAGACCGCCGAACGATTAGGATCCACATGAGCTTCGAATCTACCACTCTCGGTTTGTTAGTATCCGACGCGACGGTTACTTCCTTTGTCCCAGCGGCAAATATCTATTTCGGAACTCTACCCCAAGACTCCGGCAAACCTTTTATTCTTCTTAGCCGAATCAATACTCAACCCACCCTTACTCATGACGTTGGGCAAAGCGGTAGCGTTTACATTGACCACATTTCGCTTATGGCTTCGGTTTACGGTAGTCAATATCTGAACGCACGTCAGGCTTCTGACGCGGTTAGAGCTTGTTTAGAAGCCTCAAGTGATACTAAGTATGTATTGACGGATCAGGTAAATGCGTATGACGACTTCGTTTCAAGTTTTAGCCAGATTCTAACTTTTTCGGCGTGGCACCGTTCAACTACGCCTTAAACCTCTAACCAAATCATAAAATGCCCACCCCTTACGTTGCTAACAACACTATTCTTAAAATCGGTACTGCCGGAAGCGAGCCTACTACCGCTCTCGGCTTAGTAGAGACTGTCGAGATCGATATCGGAGCCACTAACATGGTCGAAATCGCCCCGCTTGGAGCTGCTACTAAAAGCAAGCTTCCCGGCACCAACGAACCGATCACCCTTACCGGCACCCTGATCTTTGATCCCGGGGACGCGGACCATGACACCATCGTCGATGCGAAGCTGAACAAGACTAAAGTCAGCGCGGGACTGTATTTTCCCAATACAGGTGCTACCGAAGTTTACAGCGACGGTTACTTTACCGACCTTTCTTCTCCTGCCGTTGTAGACGGCTCGCTGAAAGCTTCGTTTACTTTCCAAGGGACCGGAGCTCCGACTTATACTCAAGCTCCGTAAAAGAGCTTTTTAGTTAACTCTGTCTCCGGTGTGAAATGATTAGTTTCCACCGGAGCTGGACCGTACACACCTACCTATACTTATGAACACAGACATCAAAGCGCCCCTCCAAGACGGAATCTCTATTTGTTGGAATAAACGCGCCGAATATAAACTAGGAAAGCTGGAAGACCCCCCTTCGTTTCAAGATCTCAAGCGGGAAGACCATCGGTTCTTTTCGGCTATTTGCGATTTTATTTGGGCTATGCAAGTAGCGCCTATCAAACTAAAGTCACCGGAAGAAGTAGCGGACCTGATTGATAACGATAACTTGCCGGGTGTGGTCAAAGCCATCGTAGACGCGATTTTGGAAGCTACGCCTGATCTAGAAAAAAAAAGCTCCGAGAGCAACTCGCCTTCGCCAGAATCGAGCTAGGGTTAACTGAAAAAGAGTTTTTTGATTCCACCGAAAAAGATATTGATTATTTAACGGAGGCATGGAAAAATCGGGAGAAACGGAAGGATCGCCGGTTTGCTTTAATAGCTTCACTTTTGTACAACCAAAACGTCGAAGTTAAAGACCGGAAACCCTTTCAACATTTCATGCTCCATTTTCCAGACCCCGTACCCGAAAAGAAACTCCCTTCTTTTGAGGAATACCTAAAATCCCGCAAACGATCTAAAACTGATGGCAACCCCCAAAAATAAATCAGTTTTTGCTTTAGAGCTGACTGGTATTACCGACCTGCGGGGGTTTATTAAGGATTTAAATCCGGGATCTCAGGATCGCATCATTATGGGCGGAATGAAAACCGCAGGTGATACTATTTCTAAAATCGCAAAAACCAAGATTGTTAACAACGAAACGGGGGCTTTGCGAAAATCCTTAGGCACTGTCGTAAAGAGGGGAACAAAGACCGGGTTGCTTATGGCTTTTGTGGGAGCCAGATCGCGCTACTACGTTGGGGGCAAAAGACTTAAAGCGGGTCAATCTTACAAGAGGAGCCAGCTAAGGAACCCCGCTAAGTACTCACACCTCGTTGAATACGGACACCGCTCAGTTCACGGGGGCGGGGCTTTGCCTAACTATGGGGGAAAGGTTTCCGGCGTTTTTAATTCGGTTAACAAAGGCAAAACCATTCGGGCGGGTACCGTAAAAGCGACTAGCTTTGTCCCACCTCGGCCTTTTCTTTATCCAGCTTTTTTGCAGGGCCAGAACGCCGCTCGATCCCAAATTATGAAAGGGTTTAAACGGGCACTGAACGTCGAATTTAATCGAGCCAAGAGAAGGTTTGATAAGAAGAAAGTGATTTTGACATAATGGCAAAGGAATCTGTCGCTAATTTACACGTCCGAATGATCGGCGACACCGCCTCTTTTCAAAAGAGTTCGCGGGCTGCTGCGGTTGAGGCAGGGCGTTTACACGCCGCTCTCCAAACCGGCAGCAAAAGAGCGTCCCGTTTCGGTGTGGGGGTTCAGGCCGCCGGTTATCAGGTCAACGACTTCGTGGTTCAAGTCATGGCTGGGCAGAGTGCTCTTACCGCATTTGCCCAACAAGGGTCTCAGCTCGCGGGCGTGTTTGGCCCTAAGGGAGCTATTGTTGGCGCGGGCATCGCTCTTGCTTCTG